AGGCACTTAAGCTCCCTGTGTGGCTAAGCCACGGGCCCCTTTAAACCGGGGACCCCCAACGTAGTTTCGTGCGAAGGCTACGAGGCCTTCCGCCACGCTCGAGGTGTCTAACATCCTGGAACGGTTCAACCCGTCCGGGGAGTAGGCACTTCAACAGCGCACCTTCCTCAGTAATGACAGAGGGAGGTGGGTCACCGACGACGCAAGCGCCCCACACAAGGGGCGACTGGAAGTCTGAATGCCACCGCTGGACCTCGAACCCAAATATGGATTCGCGGCCCATCACTGCTGCAGATGCGGCGACAAGCGGCATAGGCACGAGGCTTTCTAACCGTTCGTCTAAGTACTTGGCAGCACCCCACAAACCAGCCCAATAGAGCTGATTACGAAGGGAGACAGTACAAGCAATCTGCTTAGCGTCGCGGCGTGTCTTAGGAAACTCTGAACGGCGGTAGACAACAGTTACGTCATCACCGCGCCAGTAGTCCTTACCGCAGCTCTCACGGAACGAGCCGTTCCAGAAAGATTTTGCGGCATTAGGCTTCGCCCCAAAAGAGACGAGCCACGAAAGACACGCTGGTGTCTCGCGTCTAGGTACGATAATATCGTCACCAAAGACGCGAACCTCGTCAGCGAGAGATAACAACTCACGCCGACTAGGAGCGGCGGTTCTAAAGCGCTCACATGCAACCGCGTGGGCGGCAATCGTCGCAAAGACGATGCTTTCCACAGGGAAACAGAGAGCTGAGCCCATCGACGCGAACTTCGAAAGCGGAATAATACCGCGATCGGGAACGCTGGCACAGTGGCTCCGTGTTGCCTCAAGGAACTCGAGAAGTAACGGGAACCGAGAGAAAACACTTTGCACAAGGGCCAAACCAACACGGTCTGATGCTTCTGAAAGGTCGATAGTCGACAGAGATCCGTCGACACTACCTCGCAGAGCGAGCTTCCTGTTAGCCTCTTGATCACTAAGATCAACGAAGGGAGAACCACCAGAAAACTCACGCATGAATTCGCCAAGGAGTGCCTGCTGAACGTATTGAACGTTGGCAGGCTCCATAGCTATCACACGTGCCTTATTGGCCGTCTTAGGTACCGTGACCACC